CCATAAGATAAATCTACACTCACACACACACACACACACATAGGGGTTAGTGCGAATATAGATTCTTAAAATATCTCTATACACACATACACACACACACTCCTCCAATACACTAGGAAACTTACAATACCCTAGGAGACTTTCGCTATTATCAGAGATTATCTCCCTTACGTAAAGAAAACCAATGAATAAGGTAAACAACAAGCACGACGACCTCCCTCCCTATGACATGAAATCTATAGATTTCATTAGAACAAAATCTTCGATTTTATGAACTGAAGTAAACAAGAAGATCAAATTAGACCTTAAGATCAAATTAGACCTTCTCCACAAAAAGAGACATGAAATCTATAGATTTCATTAGAACAAAATCTTCGATTTTATGAAAGGAAAGAACTCCTTTCTTGACGATCAAACCTCAAGAAGATTTTACCAAATCTTCTCATCACACACCCCCAATATACGCCTAGTCAAGAGAAGGGCCGAAGGCCCATAAGTAGAGAAAAGAAAACACATACTCACTACAACAAGAGAATTGAATACAATCTCCTCTACACAACACAAACAATATATACAATTAATAGTTATTAACGAGAAGATACAGTAGTATCTTCTTAACGAAAGATAATTAAACACCTAACATCAAGAAGATTTTACTAAATCTTCTCATTAACTTTATATTAACTATATATAAAGAAAAGAAAAGAACTCCTGCCCTAAGTATATGTGGAGAGGATCTAATTAGATCCTCTTAATGTATATAATATATATAATACACCCAGGGCAGGAAAAGGAGAAGACCTTATCTGATCTTCTCCACAAGAGAATAGCAGCTGCTGTTACTTAGTTGTCTTCCTTCATACGACAACGCTTTGTTGATCTACATATACGTAGATCATAATCAAAGAAATATGCTTCTTCATCACCAGACATGTTGTTATCTCCAACAACACAAGAAATAACATCAGCCAATCCATCACATATATCTTTTACATTCTTACCTTCTACAACCAATTCCAATCTAAGATGAGAAGGTTTTACTAAATCTTTTTGATGTGCCATAGTTTACATTGTTCTCCTTTGTAAAAAAGACCGAGAAACTACAGACTTAAAAAAGTTACAGACACACTTACAACTGAGTGAATGCTAGTAACTACAGATTATCATTAACTGTAGTCATAAGCACATCAAGTTGACTTTCACATGCTTCTAGTCGTCTCTGCTGATCTGAATGTCTATTATTCTCATACATCATAGCCTTCAACTTATCAGCAACTTGCTCTAGCCCAGATATTATCTCCTTTGCTTTACTAAGCCTACGATTAAGCTCAACAACCTCAGAACTAAGATTGTTAATTCTATGTCTATGAGATTCAAGATCACTAGATGCTGCTTCATGCATATCATGCACTATAGCCTTCATTGTATTAGATGTTAGATATCTTTCATCTATTGTCATCATGATAGTTGTTCTCCATTATTCTAGACCGGGAATAGTTACAGACTTACAAATTATCAATCAATCAATCAATTAAGTATCCGCACTTCGCGTACAAATACAGACACGTACTTACACACTAGTACAATAGCATCCCATAAGAAGATTTATTTAAATCTTCTCCATATACAACAGTACCAATAGAAACTAGAATACAAACGTAACCAAAGAACTTTGTTCTTTGTGTAAAAGGTAACTTCGTTACCTGTTCTCTATAGATAAATCGCCTCCTTCTTTTACTACCAGCCACGAAGTATTGTTATATCTCTTTCAGGAACAACAATTGTTCTATCAGCATCCACCTGCCAGATAACAACAATAACCAAAAGAACTACACCTACTATGACAGCAAGACACCCACAACATTTCTTTACTGTCTTTATGTTTTTGGCGAATTCCTTATCAAAGTCTTCTATAAGCTTGTCATCTATACGTTTCTTACATATAGAACAGTATTTAGCCTCATCTTTGGTTAGAATCCCACAGTCTTTGCAATACATCAGTAACGACGTATCCTTTCGTTGTAGACCGAGAAGAGTATAGAGTTTAAGTCTAATTGAAGTAGACCTATGTAGAAAGATGACAACAGCTACTACTATCTCTTATCAGCAAATAAGAAAGTTCTCTTATCAGAGGAATACTTTCTCATACCTCGGCGTCGGTCATAGCCCTTAACAGGCTTACCATCCTTGAAGATGGTTATAGTAAAGACTGTATCCCTGAATGTTGCTCCAGGATTATTAGACTTTCGAATGTCATTCTGTTGTGCTGAAATAACAACCATCTTATCAGCAGTTGTTCCCTTAAACACGTTGGAATAGAATACCTGAGCATGCAGGCTTCTATCTGATGTGTAGTCTATTGTTACCTTGGGCAAGAAGTTCTTACCATTTGTAACTTTGGGAATAGTAACTGTTCGACTAACAGGGATGTCACCTTGAACTGCCTGATGAATGCCTTCACAAAGAGTATTCATCCAATTGCCAGATTCAAGTTCCTCGTAATTGCTGTTATTAGCGTTTACTGTATGCATGATTTGTTCTATCCTTTCGCAAGATAGGAAAACGAGAAAGAAAAGAGTTTAATCCTATAAAGATATAGAACTTCGTGAATAGTTAAAAGAGACCATCTTCTTCTTATGCGCGTCTAGAAGTAGCATATGTCACTACCTCAGCAAGTCGAATCAGCCACTTAACAAGTGGAGACAAGTAAAGTTCTTCTGTCTTGATATACATTTGTTTTCCTTTCTAAGAACGAAAGGTAAAGAGTTTAATCACTAAATATAGTGACTTCGAAAAAACACACACGCATGTCTATGCTAACTCATGATAGCATTTCATGCTACAAACCTTACCCTCAACAAGAACCTGTTGGTTCTCAGTAAGAGCCTCCATGCCATAATAATCAGCACGCTCAGTCAGTAGAATAAAAGCACTTCTAGCATCAGAAGTCTCTATATCTACTTTCTTACCACATACAACACAGATACCCATAAGAATACTGTCCTCCTAAATCTCAATCTCAGTGTAGTTCTGTTGTTTCATGTTATTTCCTTCTGAGCAGGCTTTACCGTCGTACTCAGGACCAATTACTATTAGTAGTTACCTAAATACTTACTTTATCCTTTCTACTGTTTCTTGATAGTATGCTTTCTTCTAGACCACGAAGGTAAGAAGCAGAGAATTTCCTTTTCAGGCTCAGGTTTTCTTTGTTGTTGTAGTCACAATTTGAATAGTGACTACCAAAGTCGAGATCTGCCCCACACATAAGACAGAGATGATGCCTATCTTTACGAGCATAACTACTATACATTACAATACATTCTCACTTTCATATACAGACCGAGAAAAGAAAAGAGTCGTTTAAGTCTATAAAGATAGACCTATGAAGTCACAACAATACAAGAGTAATACCTCTATTTAGATTGATCGACCTTAATAACCTTGAGCCGCAGCTTCAGCAACCCCTTAGCAGCAACCAGAGCCTTGTTAGCTATAGGCTTAGATGCCCCATAACCGGCCATAGCAGCCCCAACAGCGGCCTTGCTGCCTATAAGCGTAGCATCCTTGCTTCCTGCCCTTATTCTCTTACAAACAGGGATAGAAACGCCTATTGCTTTCTTAGTAGATGTTACAGTAGTATTACAAAATGCTTTAGCAGCATCATAGATACCCTTGGCTTTAATTGCCTTAGCCAAAGCAACAGCAGATACCACAGGATTGCTCTCCATATTTGCTTTGACCGCCTGAACATCAAACAGCCCAGTTGTGATTTCAGATCTCTTAACAGCAAGAGCCTTAGTAATCTCAGAGAAAGGAACACCAATATATTCCTCAGAACCATGAGAACATTTAGTCTTGTTCCCTTTGAACTGACAAGGAGAGAGGTATATGGTTTCTAATTCCATGTTCACACACTCCAGTATCTTAGACTTACAGCCACCATCACATGTTTCCTTTGTGCTGTTTCCGGTTACAAATACATTAGTTTGTCTTAGCATGATCTACATTCTATCCTTTCGAGATAGGAAAACGAGAAGAGTAGAGTTTAATTCTATACAAGTATAGAACTTCGTAGTTAATACCCACGTTTTTCCTTAAGAGCTTTTTTCTCAGCTATTCTTTTCTCCTTTAACTCTCTTCGAGCGCACTCGCCAACTCGTCTTTGTTCATACATCACATCTACTATTGATCTCATTGGAGCAGCAGTTGCTGTTGTCTCTGCTGCAAAGTTTGCTCTATTTTGAGAACATTTCTGTTCGGGTTTGCCTTCGTGTATAAGTATTATTACACACACTGCTATTATTATTATCAAAACCAACGCTTTCATATTGTCCTCCAGTTTCTAGACCGAGAAGTAAAAAGTTTAATCCCCATATACAGAAACTTCGTTAATCAATAGTAGCACTAGAGTTTGCCAATCAAACTATCTAGTATGGTTTTCTCACTAGGAGCAGCCTCTAGAAGAGCAGAAGCAAGTGTTTCTCTTGCCTGTGATCCAAAGAGACTCTTAATCCCTTTTACAGGATTAATTCCTTGAAGAACAGCAGCAGATACAATAGCTGCCAAATTAGATGCTGGGATATAGCCTCCAACTGCGTTACCAGAAAACCGAATGCAGGCACTCATAATCCATTTATCCTCCAATCTAGACCGAGAAGAAGAAAAACGTTTAACTCTATAAACATAGAGCTTCGCATAGTAGATGCTACACATCAGTAACTGAGATAATTGTTCTCTTCAATTACTAGATTAGTAGCAGCTGTTCGTCTAGCAAGGTCATCCCCAGCATCCAGCAAAGGACTAGCAGCTTGTTCTGCTACAACATTGATAGCTACTATCAGTCCCCAGAAGAGAACTACTGCTAGCCCTACTCGCCCCCATCTAGGTCTAGGAGGAAGAAACATTCTCAGCACTGTAAGTGTGAGAACAGAAGCGAGACCTATTACTACCATCCATCCAAACATTTGATATCTCCTTATTCATACAGACCGAGAAGAGTTAGATACTAGTTAGTTGTTGCTTGCCCTCCAGTAGTTGCAGACACATCTTACTACCATGTCTACAGACCAAGACTTCTTTGTTGACCATCTACGAAACACGAGGAAGAACGTGCTTCCCCATAGAGCGCTTAGAATAAGCCACTCATTAGCATTAACAGGTAATCTCGATATGCCACCACATACAGCAGCAATCGTCAACCCTATGAACAGCCCTACATTCAGCTTATTATACTTAAACATTCAAGTTACTCCTTATTTCTAGACCGAGAGATAGTGAGTTTAATCCCCATGTGTATAGAGACTATGTTATCCCCTATTGCTATACCTTATACACACCACCTTCCTTAATAAGACCAGCCGCTATCCTATTTGCTGTTGCTTCTAATGGGAGATTCTCTAATTCTCTTTGACCAGCAGCCACATCATCTCCACATCTTTCCACAATACCGCTATAGAGGCAATGCATCTCTACCATATCCTTATGCAGTGCATCATATCCTCGTATGTTAAAGTCTATTGCATGTCCTATCTCATGATATAGAATTTCCTTCAACGTCTTAGTTACTCCATTACTCTTCAGGAAAGATAACACACTTGACACATTACCAGGTAGCTCTATAGATGGAGTCGTGTCCTTAGTAGAAACGTGAAACACAAAGTAACTACCAGTTGTTAGCTCGACATGTGAAAGACCATTGAGATCTAAGATCTTTCTGGCCTCACGTCTTAGCCTATTTACTTGGATTGCATTTTTAATACTCATTATCATATACTCCTTTGTTTTATTTGTCTGAGAGAGGGGTGGGGCTCTAAAGATACATACCCCCCTATCTCTCAAACTATATACCAGGAGACTCTATGAAAAAAAAATTACAAAAAAATTAGTTAGCTATAAGGTCGAGAGGATTTAGAAGATATAGTGGAGAGAGCCTGATTTTACTCTCTTGTGAAGAAAGTATATTCATACTCTCTTGTGGAGAGAGCCTGATTTTACCAAATCTTCTTGTTGATCAGATACTCTATAAAAAAATTACAAAAAAACTAGTAAAAGCCGCATAATACACTTGTATTTTTTCGTAAAATGTTCTATAATATATATATGATAAGAGGAAATCTTTAAAGATTTCCTTTGAATAAACTACTTTGTATTTTATGAGACGACGACGACGATGATGATAGAAGTATATAAAAAAGTTTTGGGAAGGAAAGTATATATATGCAGGACCAAATAAATATTAGCGATTACGCAATTCCACCAGCAGAAATAGACGCGAGTAATGCTCGCAAAGAAAGCTATGAAGAACACGTATCTAAAGGAACAGTTCTTCGTGAGCTTCAAGACAACAGCCAATGGGCAATGGGGGATCTGGCTTATAAAGTGTCTAAGGATTTAGGTAATGAACCAAATAATGCCGTTGATAAACGAACTCCTCTTGATCAATTAGCGCTTGATATAGGAGAACGCCCTGGAACACTGAGGCAATATAAATGGGTATCTACTAAGTTTCCAGATAGAGGATCACGAAAGACTAATTTATCATGGAGTCACTATAGATACGCAGCAGGAACAGATGAACCCCTTGTATGGATAGACAAAGCAGTTAACGATAACTTAACATCTACACAACTTAAAGAACTAATACTACAACACCAAGATAGGCTTAGTGAAGTCTATAAAACACCATGCTCGTTTTGTAGTGACCCGTTGCCAGAAGACGGAGCACTGCATGTTAGACGAGCGCATAAGAAAACATCCTTTTGTTCAATAGGGTGTTTACTTGGATTTTGGTTAGCAACTCAAAAAGAAGAAAGCAACAAAGTATAGAAGGAGCGATGAGAAGATTTGGTAAAATCTTCTTATTGTAATAGTAAAAACTAATGACAGATAACAATAATAACTCTACCGATGATGACAGTGCCGACTTTGAGGGCTTCAACCCAGATGATATACCAGACAGCAACAGCGGCGAACAACAACAAAGATCTAACAATACAAGCTTCACACACCAAGCATCTATAGATGCTACGTCCAGTCTCTTAAATTTATTTGGTGCTGGTGTTATGTCTATGGAAAATAGATTAGCTTTTCAAAGAGCAATACAGCTTAACCTTAACTGTGAAGTATGTATGAGTCCAAATGAGCAATGCCCATTTACACACATACACCTAGTAGATGCTGTTTATGATCGAATAACAGATTTAGCAGCTACAATAATCCTTCAAACAGAAACACGAGATAGTACACGAGAAATTAGGTGTGAAACACGCAATACAATAGATAAAGCAATAAATGATTTATTAGATGAATTAGTAAATTTAAAAGCTGTGCTTGAGGCACTAAGATAAATAAATGAAGAAAAAAGCATTACATAATATGAGAAGATTTGGTAAAATCTTCTTAATGTTTACTAGATTACAAATGCATGCTAAGTATTTAGTATATCTTACAAGACACAAAGTATATGTATACATTGAGTGCCGTGCGCTTGGAGTATCGTGTATAAGAGGACTACAGCATGACCTTAGTAAATATACACCACGTGAATGGTTTCCTTATGTTGAAATATTATATAATAAAAAGAATGGAAAGTTACAATATAGAGATGAAAAAGATACAAGACCAATAAGTTTTGATTGTAAAACACAAGATGAATTTGATATGGCATTTTTATTTCATCAGAACGCAAATGCACATCACTGGCAGTATTGGTGTTTTATAGACTCACAAGGTAAGATTTCTCCAAAGCAAATGCCTACCAATATATATAAAGAAATGGTAGCAGATTGGGTAGGAGCAGGACGCGCGCAAGGAAAAGGGCTAGATGTACATGACTGGTATGAATCAAATAAACACAGCATAATACTACACCCAAAAACAAGACTATGCGTAGAAAGAATATTACAACAACACTATGCACCATCCAACAACAGCAGTAAGGGCTAGATGTACATGAAATGAAAAAAAATAAACAACAAGAACACTATTCCGATTGTTTAGAGTTTAAAATAGATCAAAATACAATTATAACTCTAGACTATGGTGATTATCTAAAAGTAAAAAACCACACATGGAGAGTAACACCTTATGACGGTATACTTACTACTTTTAAAGAAGGATACTATAATAAGTATGTTTGTATAGAAAAACATATATTAGATATTTACGAAGAGGGTGAAGTAGTAACATATAAGGATGGCAATCCAAATAACTTAAGACGTAATAATTTAATATATGGTAAGGTATGTAAGAAATGTGGAAACCGTAAGTGTAAATCAGAGTTTCATAAAGCATCAGATAAATCCGATGGACTAAGAAGTTATTGTAAAGAGTGTAGAAAACTATGATGAAAAAAATTATATCTCCTATTACAGAAAAACCAAAAAACTGGGATATCTATAGAGATGGAGAGTGTGTAAGAAAGTATATAAAAGAGTATAACTGCCTACCATATAAGATTAAAACAATGGTAGATACATTTATACACATACAAACAGGAGATAAAATGTTTGTTCCTGAGTTTCCTGGATATGAGTGTCTTGCAAATTATCACCCAAGAGGATGGGATAAAGATGATACATGGTGGGATGTGCCTGGATGCTATGGAGTGCACGGTATTGTATTAGGTGACGACGATGCACATGGATCACTATCAATGACACTACATGAAGTAGGGCATGCAGTAGATGTACTTAAAGAAAGACCATCTAATAAAGAATCTTTTCTTATTGCATATGCGTTAGACTATGATAGTTTAGATAGTTACGAACAACAGCCAGGAGTTGGTGGACCATCAGAAACGTTTGCAGACGTGTTTTCTTGGTTGTTCTATAGTAACAAATCTAAAAACCAACTACAGCTTACAAAACCATATCTATATACTTGGTTTATGGAATGGATAAGCTAATAATAGAAACTAAAGTATGCTGGGCCAAGATTCACGCTCAAATAGCTAAATAAGTTTTTATTTTTATGACTTTTGGCGGATAAGGGGTCAATTTTGTTCCTCTATATAAGTGTATACACATTTTTCTAATGGGTAATGTATGTGAAAACATTTAATCCTTTTAGATGAGAAGATTTGGTAAAATCTTCTTGATGTATACAACAACATACACTTAATTAATTCATAAAGTAATTATATAATTAGACGACAACAACATATTATATGGCTAAAAACAAACAACCTATTATATTGGTAGATTTTTCTAAAACTCCAGATGAAAACATAAATTCTATTTATCCACTATCTGATGCTATAATGGCACATTCTCTTAATGATAGTTGGACACCAGAAGATGTGCGTCGAGTTAATAGCCAGCATGGGCTCTATAGAGATATACCTTGGATGTGTGCTGGAGAAGCCTGTCCAGCAAGCGCATATTGTCCTATTATAGAAGAAGGGTTTATAGACAATTACATTGGTAAAAACTGTCCGGTTGAAATAGTAGAAGCATTTAAGTTATTTGCTGGATATGTATTAGACCTTAGTATACTACCTACTGACTTTACAGACATACAAACAATAGTAGACCTTGTTAGGCTTCACATACTCATAAGGCGCTGTGACCTCTATCAGAAAAATAAACCTATATATGATTATAAAAGCGGAGCAGTTGTACAAAAAACAGGTGTAGTAAAAAGAGATAAAATACCTAATCTTGGATTTGAAATGACAACAAAACTAAGAAATGATTTATCTAAAAAATATGACTCACTAATTGCTACACGAAAAGAAAAATTAAGAGCAGAAACTTCTCTTGGAAAAGGTAAGAGTGATTTAGCACAAATCTTCTCTTCACTTACATCTGCTGGAGCCAAAGCACAAGAACTAAAAGAATTACAAGAAAAAAACGACGATAGTATAGAAGACGCAGAATACAAAGAGGAGGATAACACATAGGATACAATGGCAAGTAAACAAACAACAAAAACATCACTACCTAAGAGTTCGATTAAATCACCTAAACTTGTAAAGGGCTTTCCCACACCGTTACCACAAGGAATGGTTCCTGCTAAAGGTGGAATACCTAAGCAAGGAGATAGATAAAACATATGGCTAATTTACTAGGAGTAATGAAAGCTGCTGGGCTTGGGATGGGAGCAGCAGGTAGGGCCGGACTAGGAGCAGCACGATCAAATCTTGGACGTGGGCTATCACGAGGACGTATAGCACGAGGAGCACTATGGTCAGGTGGAGGGGCTCTAGCAGGTGGGGCATATTCATCAACACGTGGTGAAGGCTTTGGATCAGGAGCAATAAAAGGTGGTATGCTTGGAGCAGGCGTAGGAGCAATAGGTGGAGCAGCTGGATTACGATCAATATATAACGCTGGAGCAATGAGATACTCAAGAGCAGGTGGATCAATTGGTGGAGGAAGAGCTTCTAGTTATGTTGGTAGAGGATTAAATAAATTAGCAGAGTATGAACAGAAAGCAGTTCGAATGGTTGCTGGACAAAGTAGACGAATCTACTAATAGAAAGATAATGACTACATATTAGATGGCTATTGGATCATCAATGCTACGAGCACTAGGCTCAGTAGTAAAAACTGGATTTAAAACAGGAACAGGAACAGCTCGTGCTGCTGGAGCAGCGGCTCCTACGGTTGTTAAAGGCGCAGCTCAACTTACAGATGATGTTGCTCGACTAGCAATAGGAACAACTAAAGTAGGATATCGAGCAGCTATGTTTAGTCCCTTTACAGCAAGTAGACGAGTTCCTATTTTTGCTCCTGAGTTAATGGGAACAAAACGAAGTGCTCCATTTCAATTTTCAGCAGCACTACAAAATAGGCTAGTAGCTGGATCAATTGGGGTCGGAGTTCTTGGCGGAGCATACTCAACAACACGCGGAGAATATAAAAACTTTAGCGCAGAGATGTCACCATCTGGTAGACTTGAAATAACGCGACCAGATATGCTTGGAGCAACTGGAGATATACCTCTAGCACTACACAATAATAGAAGATAGTAGTGGTAAATAAACTATGAAATTTGGTAGAGTAACAAGTAAAATACCGGCTGCTGGAATGCATATTGCAGGAACATCTCTTGGATTTGGTTTATCCTATTTAGATATGAAGAATAGGATAGCAAACGGAGAAAATCCAATAGCCGCAGCAGGACGAGCAGCAGCAGAAGGAACGCTATATGCTGCTATGGGATTTCTACCTGCTACGCTTGTACTTCAAGGCCCCGCAATGGGAAGAGCGTTAGCAACAGCATCACATACACATTATAAGAATTATCAGTCCCTACAACGTAAACTAAAGGAACCTTTCTCACATTCATTCGCACACACAGACGCAACAATGCAATCACAACAACAAGGAATGCAATCTCTTGGAGTTGCACGTGGATTCATTGGCTCGGAAGCTGGGCTATTTGCTCAGAGATATGGTAGAAGGTAGTTATTACCAAATGTCTTTTCCTATAAAAGAGCCATGTAAAATATGTGGAAATTTACTGTGGACTGACGATTACGATGATACCTGTTGGATGTGCAGATACCGTCTTAAAAAAAAAGAACACATGTACTAAAGAAGACTGTAAAACATGCAGCATAGCTAAAGTAAACACAACAAACAACAACAACTAACTACTCTCAACTCACGACACAACACACACACAACTACCCCAAAATAGTGTAGTGGTTAACATATAATTCCTCATCTTAGCCACTACACAACCTTCTTTAGCAACAGCAATACTACCCTCTATTAATAATAACACATATATACTCTTATGCCTACATCATCTACTAATGACCTTAATTTAACAAAAGCCCAAGAATCTAAAATTATAAAGATAATATCGGATCCAATCCTTTGGGCAGAAGCAATCTTAAAAAATCCAGATGACTTTGAACATTCCCCACTTGTACTAAATGACGTTGAGAAACAGATTCTTTCAAGTAAAAGTAGAAAGAATGTAATACGAGTACACAGACGATCAGGTAAATGTGTAGCACAAAACGAACGTATTCCACTATCAACTGGTGAAAGAGTAAAAGCCAAAGATTTAATTGGAAAACAATTTTCATTATTGACTATTACAGATAGTGGTATCATAGCAGTTCCTGCACTCGCTGAATATAATGAAGTTGAGCCAGTATATGAACTAACAACTGAGAGTGGAAGAAAGATTATACGAAACGCAGATCACCCGCTTTTTTGTGCAACAAAACAATCAACTCGCGGTCGTCCAATAATTAAGTCTTTAGGATGGACACCTTTAAAGGATATTTCTAACGACCAACTTGTTGCGATTACAGAGTACTTTAAGACTAGTAGTACTGTATGCACAAGCTCAGAAGATGAATTAAAGGTTCTTGCTTATTTACTTGGAGATGGTGGCTATACTGGAAAAAATATAGTATTCACTCAGCAAAACAACAAACAACTTAAAGAGTTTCATAGCTGTATAGAAAACCTTGGTGGAAGATTAACAGCACTTAAGCACAAGGATCAAAAATATGGTTGGGGAGTACGTGGCCCATTAGGAGTATGCAACGGACCTAAAGGTAAATCCAATCCTATAATAAATCTACTACGTAACCACAAAATGATGCATGTACACTCTAGAGATAAATGTGTACCAGAGTTTGTATTTACACTATCAAAACCACAAATAGCTTTGTTTTTAAATAGATTGTTTTCTACTGATGGTTGGGCATATGTTAGGCCCGATGCTCAGCATGGTCATGGTTCAGATGAGATAGGTTTCTGTTCTGTATCAGAAAGATTGGTTCGTGATGTACAGGAGTTGTTACTATATTGCGGTATTTGTTCAACTATTAGATATAGACAGAAAGTAAATGCTTGGGTATTAGAAATTCATAGGGCTTCAGACCGACTTAAGTTTTGCGAACATATTGGTATCTATGGAAAAGAAGATAAACTCTCTTTACTAAAAATTAAGGCGGTTAAAATAGCAACAAGTAGGTCATCATCATGGAGACACGACAAGGCTCCAGAAACAACAAGGTGGGAAAAAGTAGTATCTATACGTTGTGTAGGAAAAGACCAAACAATCGCAATTGCAGTACCAAACCACAATACCTACCTTACTACATTCTACGAGCATAATTCTTATTCACTTACAATACGGGCACTCTGGAGGGCACTAACTCATGAATCAAGTCAAGTATTAATTATATGTCCAGATCAGCCTAAAGTAGATACTCTTTTCGAATTAATAAATGAGTTTATACGAGTAAGTCCAGGATTAGAAGGATCAGTAGTTTCTAATCAAAAGAAACCATCAGTTATAAGATTTTCTAATGGATCAATTATAAAAGGATTTACAACCGGAGCATCTTCTAATAGAGAAGCACGAACACTAAGAGGTCAATCAGCAGATGAAGTAATGGTTGACGAAGCTGCCTATCTTGGTAAAGGTGACTGGCCAGCAATTACTCCAATTATGTATGGAGATGCAACACGAAATGTTATTTGTTGGGTAGCATCTACTCCTACAGCAGAACGTGGCATGTACTATAAATGGTGCACAGATGATCAAACAGATTCTATTGATCCCTGGCGTCAAGTGTTTATGCCTGTAACAAAAAACCCAGACTATCCAGACGACAAGATTGCTATAATAAAAGCAGAAGAAACTGAAGCAACTTGGTATCAGGAATGGATGGCTGAGTTTCCAGATATCGGAGAAGGAGTTTTCAAAAACTCTTATGTAGATAGAGCCCAAAAAGATTATTACTATCACTCTCTTACAAATATAAGCCTACCAGGACAACATCCTTCTAAGAATGCTACACGAACAATGGGTGTAGACTGGGATAAGTATAGTGCTGGACCAAACATAGTAATAGTTGAAATGGATATGGAGTCCAAACGATATAAGATAGTATACGCAGAAGAAATACCTCCACATGAGTATGTATTACAAGAAGCTGTAGATAGAGTTATAGCTCTTGATGATTTATTTGACTGTAACCATATCTATGTTGATAGAGGATATGGAGAAATGCAAGTCGAGTATCTACATAAATATGGATTGGAACACCCGTATACAAATCTACATACTAAAGTAGAAGGCTATACCTTTAGTGATTACATAGAAACAATAGATCCAGTAGTTGGAAAAGTAAGAAAACCAATTAAACCACTTATGGTAAACATCTTAGTTAAGTGGATGGAAGATAATAAGTTTATATATTCAAAATATCACAAAACACTGACTAAACAATTTAATGATTTCAAAGTAATTGGTGTATCAAACTCTACAATAAAATATACAGGCGAAAACGATCACATAATAGCAGCATTGCTACTAGCTAGCTTTGCAATGCATAAAAACTTTGATGATCCCTTTAAGCTAAACGCAGCAACAGATAGTTATGTGTTACCAATGCCAAAGTATATTAATGCTGAAGATGCTAAAAAGAATAAAGAAGATATTAGAAGAGAATCATATGTATTTTCTGTAGAAAGAGATGAAACTCCAGGTTACTCCCGTAACTTTACACGAAAAGGATTACCTCCAGTTGATACAGATTTTTCATTCCAACGAAAGAGTTTTTAGGTAAGAGACATATGACAATATATAAAACACATGAAGACGCAGCTAAAGCCCATAATGATAGGTTTATAGCGCTGCTCGTGCAAGCAGAAACTTTAAACACAAAAATACAAACCATAAATGATAAAATAAGCACAACGGATACATGGGATGATACTGTATATGAGCAGTGGCGTCAGATACAGATATTAGAAATAGAAGCTTGGGAAACATATACCGAAGCCCAACTTCATCTATTAGCAGCAGACAAGCATACTCAAAAAGCAAAAGTAAACGCTAGCGGACAAAGTGCTAAAGTAATAGACCTCTATTAAGCTTTCGTGGGCTGGAGGAAGTGAGTCGTCCTCCCACACTTTCTTTAGCCTACGATTATTATATACATAAACTATGATTGGATAATTGTGTATCTTGGACTTTAAAGATCTTACTAAAAAACCTGTAATAGAATATATACCAGAGTTTGTAGAAACACCAGAACCAGATTTAACACCTATTGCAGAAGTTAATATTGGAGATCAAACAGAAGTTTCTATTCAACAATTAGAGGACATTAGATATAAACTAGAATATGAACTTTCTAAAGTAGCAGAACTACAAGATACTCTTCTATCTACGTTATCTGATGATGCACCAATTCCTATTCCTGACGAATTACAAGACTCAATAGGTAAACAAACAACAACAGTTTCTGAATATATGGCTGGCCTTGGAAGTCAAGAATATGGAGCAATTGCTTTAGCAGAAGTTGTTGAAGATCACTACTTAAGTAATGATCAAAGACCTGAATTTTTGTATGCTTCTATATTAGAAGATATGAAGTATACACTACAATCCTCACTTCATTCTCTATCCTCAGAATTGTTTTCAGATTTTTATAAAGAAAATTATTCTGGAATTGTTTCAAGTAATAGTAACCATCCATCATATGCTTTATTTAACATTCTAAACGAAGATGCTAGCGCTTCACAAAAAATAAGAGTTGAGATACTAAAAGCAATACACACATATGGGTATAGAATAAAACAGTGTGTGGTTAAACAACTTCTTGTTGGAGGTCCTGGTAACTTTGATAAGCGACAAAAAGTATTAAATCTTTTAAACGCATTACGCGCAATGAGAAGTATGTTAAAATTTTATACTGCCATGTATGCCGCTGATTGGAAATCTATAGCCTCTTATCTTAGAACCAAACTAGCATATAGGCTATCCTCAAACATAGCAGCAAATGCATTCTTAACCTATAGAAAAGCAAAACAAGCTTTACTTGATCCAGTAAGAGATTTTTTATATGATTTAAACCCGCTTGAATATTGCCCTGCATGGGATTCTTTTATTGATAGCATACTACGAGGCACACTAAATCTTAATCGCAAATATTCAGACGTAGTTGCAGATATCTATAGGTTTAAAAAAACTAATAACAAAGTACAACTTGATAGAGCAAATCGGGCTCCAAAAGCATTACTTGTTTCAAAGAAATGGCTTCCACTATTAGACGCAGTTATCATATCTATAGAGTCTGTAATAAACACAGGTGAAGTAGATAAAGACATGATACAAAAAATACTCAATGTAGCAAACACAAAAAAAGTAAATGATATAAATCATCCTGGGTTGGTTGGAGTATTTACTGAACAAGCAAAAGAATTAGGAATAGACTTTGCAATAGACCCAGACATTGAAGACCTTAATCCAGAACCTCTATCTAATTTAGATGATGCTGATATTGCGAGAAGAGTATTTGGATTAAAACGACTTTCAGAAAGCTTCGGGGAGGATCTAAATGAAAGTAGTAAACCTGTTATTGAGGATAGCTCTTAAACCTTACTATCTTCTTAAACAAAGACAACATAAAGCATGGAAACAAGATAGACTTACAAGCGTAACAACTACACTAACATCCTCTGGTGCTCCTTTACAAGGCTATCCTTACATTAAACATGGAACATATAACTGGAATGGACTTAACTATCCAATAGATTTAGATTTAGTATTTCATGAAGTACCTATTGCAATCATAGTAACAGAGAAATATTATGGAACATATGCATATACAAACATACAAAGAGATACATGGGAAGCCTATATGAAAACCACATCACAAGCAATATATGCATGTGAGTTATCAAGATTTCCTTTACTACTAATTACCTCAGAAGATCCTATAGATGTCTATTCACTTTCTATTAGAATAGGCAAATTGATAGAGCAGAAATAACAATTTATGGCAATACTACACAGAGAAAAAATTGAATTACCGAGAACTGGCTTTGCCTATGTAGATAGAAACAATAAAGGTATACGTAAAGCTTCCTCTCTACCACGATCTGATGATCCAACTGTACCTTTTGCTATAGGATCTGGATCCCGCGCAAATGCAATGTCTGTGCCAAAAGTAGAATACGATTTACAGGCACTATATAATGGCTACATGGCAGACAGCTATATACACAGAGGTGTTAATGAGTTCTTTAATAAGATTCTAAAAGAAGGCTATAGGTTCGAATCAAAAAATAAAAAAGCAAAAGCATACATAGAACAACGTTTCGAAATAATGACAGTTGCCATGGGCGATGTTTGGCAACTACACTTCTGGGAATTTATACATGATTATATTAAATTTGGAAATGCATTTCTTATAAAAAGTAGATGGATTAGCACTAGTCCTGTTCCAGGAATGAAACTAAAAAGCCTTCATGGAAAGAAACCAATAGGTGGATATTTTGTTGCAAGTCCACTAACTATGAGTCCACAAGTAGATGATAATGGAAGAGTAACAGGTTGGGAACAAAAAGTATCAACTAAACAATCAAAGATTTTTAAAGCAGAAGACGTAATACATATAAAACATAATAGACAATCTGGACGTATATGGGGCGTATCAAAAATGCTTCCTGTGCTAGACGATGTAAGGGCATTAAGACACTGTGAAGAAATGATAGTACAACTTATCTTCAAATCTTTACACCCACTTATACATCATGAGGTTCCAGACACAACTAACACCGGAACAGGCAGACAAGAAGACGTTACAGCAGCTGCCCAAGCACATGATATCTCTGCTGTGAATGGTTATATAGTAACACCTCCAGGACATAAACTAACTATACTTGGAGTAGAAAGCAAGGCACTGCGGGCAGAAGGATATTTAAAAGCCCTTAAGACCCGCGTATTTGCTGGACTTGGATTATCTGATGTTGTGATGGGAGAATCCGCTAAGACTTCTGTAGGAACAAGTGACTCATTCTCTGGAGTAATGTTTGATCAGATACGACTGTATCAAAGAGAATTAGAGTTCTATATAAACTTCTTTATAATAAGAGAACTATTATTAGAAGGAGGATTTGATCCACTTACAGATCCAGATAGTAATGTTTGCTTATCATTTAGCGATGTAGACAGAGACAGATTTGTTAAGTTAGAAGAACATGCTCTTCTACAATATGCAGGAAATGCAATAACACTTAGTGAACTTAGAGAGATTCTTGGAAAAAATAAACTAACAGATGAAGAAGCTCAAGACCTTTATATAAATAGAATACAGATACCACTGGCAACAACTAAATCCGCACAACAAGGAAGCTCAGATGATAATGATAGTGGACAAAAAGGACCAACAGCAGCTATGCCAGCAAAACCTACATTAAAAAACAAAACTGCTCCAAAGAATCAACATAATTCAAGAATACTGACAGCTTATAATAATTTAGCTTCTTGTATTGCTAATTACGTAAGGGAACAAAACTTAATTCAATGTAAACCGCAGCCACAATATATACATGATTTATGTAGTAGTGCTTTAAATGCCTCTTATATAACATCCAAAGATATAATAGATACATTTAAACGCGCAACGTTAACTATAGTAAATGATTTAGATACTACTACTGACATGCCTATAGTTCAAGAACTATCAAAGATACATGGAGTGTTTGCGGGACTTAAGCACAATATCTTGTAAGGAACATACTCTATAATGGTAGATAAAGACGACAACAGCAAAGTATATCCTAATGACCATGACTTACTAATACGTGTTGATACTAAGGTAGACCTGTTGTTAGTAACCCAAATTGAAAAAGCAGACAAAATAGAAGTAAACAATTTAAAAATTTCTCAGGATAAACTAGAAACACGAGTAAATACATTATGGTATTGGATACTTGGATCACTTGGTACAGCAACCCTATCGCTAGGTGTTCTAGTTATTACAAAAGTAGCAGTACATTAAAGGCTATAATAAACATATGAAACGGATAGTAGAACACGTTCAATACACATTACCTAGTGTTAAGCTAACACAAGCAATAGAGTCTGTAATAGAAGAAGGCTTACCAGAAGTACTCTTTACAGAAATACGAGCAATAACTGCTAACTGGCTTACACGTAATAAAACCTATTACCCATCAGAAAGTCTTATTGGCGTACCAAATAATGGTACCGGAGCAATATCATTTATATATCCATATCCGGTACCACTATTAAGAGATCACATATCTTCACCAGATGTATATGGTTCCATACCAGCAATGCTTCCTTATGGACGAATTTATAATGCAAGTTTTCAAAATGATCCAAGATCTGATGGTGGATGGTTAAAAACAATAGCAGCCATTACAGATCCCTATGCTATTGAATCAGTACTTACTGGTAGATTCTTGACGGTAAGTATAGGAGCAGACGTAGAAGAAGTACGTTGTAGCATATGTAATACTAATCTAGCAGAAGAAGGACTATGCGAACATAATAAAGGAGAAGTATACAATGACATGGTATGCTACTGGATTATGGGACCAATTAAAGGACGTGAACTTAGTTTTGTAAATGTACCAAGTGATGTTAATGCTTGTGTTACAAATACATCTATAGATGCTGGAGAAGCAAGATTATTATTAACCAACTCAGGAGCTGACTCTTTATTTGATTTGGCAACTGGTACCAATGTATCAAGAGAACATACACTCGGAATTTCTAAACAAAATTACAGCAAGATATTAGAATCTGCTAAAGAGTTCCGAGCAATCTACAAAGAAAAAGATATTCCCAGCAATGGGTTTAAACAAATCTTTATAGATACTAAACAACGCTCGAAAATAGCGGCATAACGCGAAAGGACCTTTAGTATGAGTAAAACTACTAGAACCTTCTATGCGGCACGCTTAGTAGATAACGACTATAAAATGCACATATTTTGTAATAAAATAGATGCTGAAAATAGAGAGTCTATTATAGAAGCTGTAAAGGAAATAAAGAAGGGCAGTCATACTCCAGAGCAGATTACCGGTATTCTGGGTGTAGTTCTAGCCAATACAAAAGAGCTGCTCACTGAAGAAGATCAGAATACTATATTTCAGGGAGTAAAGCCCTCTGAATCCTTAGAAGCATATGACATAGAAGTAGACAAGGATACCTACCCACTACTCTATAATGTACTAACAGAATGTACAACTACAGATAACAATACTATACCTTCTAAACAAGAGGAAGCTAATGAAGCTATTGTAGGTGGGTTAGTAGAAGAACTAGAAAGACTACAAATTTATGATGAATCTGTAGTTCCTTTCCAAAATCTGCCTTTTACAGAAGAGGATACAGATTGGGATGGAAGTGCTTCGAAGCAAGCGCTTAAATCCTGGGCTAGTAACTCAGAAGAAGAAGTAGATTGGAAAAAATATAGAAAAGGCTTTCTTTGGTATGACTCTGAAGACTCAGACAAAGCAAGCGCTCATAAATTCCCAATCGCTACAATTATAGATGGGCGATTAACGGCTGTGCCAAAAGGTATATACGCAGCAGCTAGTGCGATTAACAAAGCCAAAATATCTGATGAAGATAAAAGCGGAATACGATCACACATAACTAAGTACTACAAAAAGTTAGATAAGGAAACACCTTGGAACAAAGAATCCAAAGAGGATCCAGAAGTACTAGTAGGTAAAGTTGAAGAACTTCAAACTGAATTAGAGCAGTTAAAAGAAAACTCTAAACCAGAAGAAGAACTAAAGGCTAAAATAGCTTCTTTAGAAACTATAGTTTCCAAGCTTAGTGCTGAATCTCACACTATGCTTGCAAGAGAAGCATCACACCTAGCTCAAAAATCTAGCTATCCAGCTGCAAAAGGTAAATCTTTTGATGAACTTTGTGAAGCGTTTGCGGCACGCACAGAAGAATCTCTAAATGACCTTATAGGTGACTTGCTTAAGTCAGATACTAACACTGAAGAGCAGGTAATTACTGTTGAGGACGTAACTGATCCTACAGTTGGAAACGATGATGGTGTTATTCCAATTGTACCAGAACTAAATGAAGATGGAACACCTGTTACAACAAACGTCCAGCAAACTACGATTAGCAACCTCACAGACGAAAATGAAGACACATTCCTGGTCTTCAATGTTACTAACGAAAATCAGAAAGAACTTCAAGCACGCATAGCAAAAATTACTAGCGTAGACTAAAGTTTTAAAAACGTTAAGGAGAATTAACAAATAATGGCTTATCTTGGCTATGTTCCAACCGACAGTCGTTGGGCAACAGAATTAGAGATATCTGGGCTTGACGCACCGGCTGAGACTTTTACAATAGATACAACACTAACTCCAGTAGGACAAGATCCAAAGTTTCCTTCAGATCACGTAGTGATTCCAAAAGGTAGACTTGTAGGTGTACATCAATATGATATTACATCTGGATCAGGAACAACACGAAATACTGGAGCTGAAGATTACGCAACAACACTAACCTTAGCAGGAAAAGTACAGTCTGACAATACTCAGATTGCTCCTCTAGGTTTTGCTGGATACAATATGTATATGCAAGCACATGCTAATAAAGCACAGTGGCAACCAGCACTATTTAAGAATAGATATATACGACTTCCTTATATCAAGGCACTTGCATCTGGAGATTTCTCTAATGCTATTCTTGGTGATTTAACTACTGGTGATAAAATTGCACCATATGCTGGTTACTCAACTGGAACAGAAGATTACCGATATATTGGTAGAGTAGTTAAGTGGAATGAACGAAGAGCTTACGTTACTCAAGCCGCAACGCCTGAACTTGTTCCTACTCTTTCCAGTGCTACATATAAATGTTTTACTCCAACACTATTACTAGCACTAGATGGTAGTGGGCTTCCAATTACTGATGCAGCTCTTGTTGATCCTTATTGGGATGGCACAAACTGGGCAGTTAGCGGAGCACCTGGAACAAGCGCTCACGTCCTTCTTTATGAGTATGGACAGGGACCAGAAATGATTGCTGGAGAAATTCTAGCCCTAGAGCATCTCACCTCTGACATGCGTGGTTGGCTAAAATGGGTAATAGATAACTATGGTGCTTGGGATCTTCCACGAATCCAAATACCTGCGAATACTACAGCAAGAAGTGTAGACTCCTCTTCTATGACAACGCTTACAGCGGGATCTGAGTGGAGACTGCCTTACTACCCATTAGCAGGATATAAGACTATATCTGTACAAGTTATACAAAACGCAAGGTATGTAGATACTGATGGCGTATGGACTACTGGTACAGCTGCTTGGAATGAGCTTCCTAAATCTTCATGGAATAATGATCAGACAATGGGTAAAAACTACTCTATTGATCCACTGACTGGTATTCTAAGAATGTGGGGAGTAACTGAACAAGATAGTACTATAATAGAGCAAGCTACTGACATACGTGTTACGTACTACTCAGAGGATGACGCATATACATCTAACCACGGAAGAGATTTCGCGACAGGACAAATGAATCTAACAGATGGAGCAAACACATATGGCTACGCTGGTGTTCCAGCAGTCTATGATGTAGCAGCATCTCTAGGTATATTAAGGGTAATGATTAGATAAATCGTATGGGGTAGGAGGTAAAGCACTATCTATCATCCTACCCCAACTTTAAATTCATTACTAAAAAAACGTATAAATATTATACATAACGTAAGGAGACTTCACAAAAATGCCTAATAAAAAGCTATTTGGCGATTTAGTTAAAGAGCATGTTGCAAAAGCATCAAAGATTGAGATTCCAGGAATCGAAGGTGGAATAGATCTTCAATACATAGAAACACAACGTGCCTTATTGAATAAGTTAATGAGTACTGATAGCTCAGCTCGACCAGAGGTTCACATCCCTCTAAAAGAAGCTTTGTTCTCACCAGATGCCTCAGTCTTATTCCCAAAAGTAATTAGTGACGTTCTAATGCGACCAAAAGAACCCGTAATGTTTGGTCAAACAGTTCTAGCTAAGACTATTACTATAGATAATACACGATCAGTAGAATTTCCTACTATAGGTGCTGTTCGTGCTAAAGACCTAGCAGAAGGCCAAGAATTTCCTGAAGTTCAGCCTCCGTTCGGCGAAGCGATGACTGAGATCAAGGTCGGAAAAGTAGGTCTTTTAATAGCGGTATCAGAAGATGTTATCCGAGACTCTATGTGGGATGTACTCGCACTCTACATAGAGGCAGCAGGATATGCTATGCTTCGACACAAAGAAGAAAAAATCTTCAGAGAGTTCCAATCAAAAGCATATGTAGCAATAGATAACTCTAATACCACAGACGAAAACGGATGGACAAAAGGTGTAGATGCCTCTGGTAATATCAACGGATCTCTATCTTTCAACGACCTTATTGATTCAATAGGTTGCTTGATTGCTCATGAATATGCTCCAACTGATATTATAATGCACCCACTTGCTTGGACTATCTTTATGAAGGATCCAAGACTCCAGTTCCAGTTACTAACACATGGTTCAATTGGAACAACTTATGGAACAATGGGTCAAGATAATATAGCTTCCAACTTACCTTGGAATCTTAATGTAATGATAACTCCATTCTGTCCATATTCTACAAGTACTGCGCTAACATTAGATAGCGTTGGATCTAACCGAACAGGCCCCGTTTCTGATATATATATCGTTGATAGAAACAACGGTATAGTGATTCTAGAACGTGATCCAATGATGATAGATAGCTTCGATGATCCAAGACGAGATATCTTGTCTATGAAATTCAAAGAACGCTATGGATTAGGTCTATTAAATGGTGGAAAGAGTGCAGTTGCACTAAAGAATATCCATATTACACCTAACTATGAACCACTCTACTCAGTAAGAACAAAGAGTATGTAACCTCAACTATAAGAACACTGTGGAGTCAGATAAACCATGACTCCACAGTATCTTAATACTTATCTATCTAACATAAGAAGGCAGTAATGGATCTAACTACACGATATTATCCAGCAGTAATTGCATATTCTCCAACAACTGCTACAACAGGAGTAGGAACACTACCTAATATTACAGTAGAGTTCTCTATGCCTGTAGAGCAAACACAATTTTCTAGTACTATAAATCAATATATGTTGTTGGTAAATCAAAATACTGGGGAATCTGTAGATCTAGTATACTCCTCTTATAATTCAAGTATAGATAAGCTAACTGTAGTTCCTTCAGCGTCTTTAACGAATGGACAATACTATCAAGTAACAGTACTTAATGATGTCGTATCAGAAGCCGGTAGGCAAATGGCTAATGATGTTACTTGGGTATTTCAAGTAGATGCTGATTCACTACTACAAACAACACTAATTGCTCCAGCAACAAATACTTCACATACAACAATACCAACACTTGTATGGTCGGCAGTAGCTAGTGCTCTAAATTATGATGTATATATTGCTACATCTCCACAGTTTAATACAGAAGCATTAATATACTCAGACCCAACCTCAAGTGTATATTTAACTCCAGATACAAGTTTATTTACAGACACAAAAACATACTACTGGAAAGTAAGAGCAACATCAGGAACAACAGATGGACCATGGAGTGATTATAGATCCTTCTTCTATGGAACATTTGTAAGCGCAGCAATAGATAGTAAGATAAAATATCCACGGGCAAGCGATTTTGGTGCTACAACTTTATATCCAACATCAGAATCAAGTAATCAACAATCTTGGCCAACAATCTCTATAACATTTTCAGATACAGTAGCATCTGGTACAGTTAACTCTACAAATTTTGATATCACATATGCTCCAGTAGATGATGATCCAAGTGGAAGCACCGGAACCCTAGCGGGCACACTAACTACAGTTGGATCCTCTGTAGTCTTTACTCCAACAGATTCTATGATTCCAAATACTAAGTATACAATGACAGTAGCCAACATACAAAGTATTTCTGGAAATACAGCGGCAAGTTTATCTTACTACTTTACAAGTAACTATGTCCCATACTACATAGGATACGCTACACTAAGAGCAAAATTTGGGGAGTTTCTATCAGACTACACTATAGACTTTATTAATAGGCAGATATTTCTATCATCTATAGAGTGTAATAAATATCTATGGGCAGCATATAATTCATCTACTCCATCTGTTTCTGCGCTAAAAACATATCTACGTGATACTACATATGATATGGCTAAATTTGTAACAGTACACTCCGCACATGCTTTACTTCGATTAAAAAGATATGAACTTCTTGAAGAAGCAGATAGACGAAAACAACTTGGAGACTTCACAGTAGACGTAGGAAGTACTGTACTTACAGAACTTGGAAAAATATTAAAAGATTTAGAAGATGAAGTAGAAGAAATAGAAGTCATGTTTGGAGCACAAACTATTCCTAAAGTGGGAGTACGCTCCAGTAGATGGAATCCAAGTGAAAGACGCAATGACCAGTCACTAAATGTACCTGGTATGTTTAAGAAAACATTCTAAAGTAATAACAGTATGTCAACAAACTTTCCAACAGATTTAGATACACTAACCAATCCTGTTGCAACAGATAAGCAATCAGTTGTTCCACACGCAACTCAACACTCAGATTCCAATGATGCAATAGAAGCTATAGAAGGAAAAGTTGGAGTAACAGGATCTGTAGTAACCTCTTCATTAGATTATTTAACAAAAGTATCTACGGACCCAGGACATACACATACATTCTTTACAAGCGCTACAATTCCTAATCTAAGTGTACCTGTTTTATTACTTGCTAATACACTAACAGCAAGCGGTATACTATCTGCCCCAACTATAAATATTCCAGTTCTACTATCTGCTAATGTAATAGATGCCAGTGGAAACATAAATGCACCTAATATATATGCATCAACTTTACTTTCTGCTAATGAAGTAACTGCTAGTGGTGGAATAACGACACCAGAAGACATAGAAATTACAGCAGATAGTAAAAGTTTAAAATTAGGTACTGCTGGTGATGCCTCACTAACTTTTGATGGTAACTCTCTTGAAATAGTTGCTAATGTTGTAACTGCTGGCGATGATATGAATCTAATAGCAGATAATATAACCTTAGACGCTGCTACAACAGCTACAATTAATGGAGCTGGTTACCCAAGCATCTATATGAAGCGTGGTGGTGCAAATCTTTTAACACTGGCTGGAACTATAAGCTGGGATCAACTTGTGTTCATACTGTATGACGATGTTGGTAACGATATAATAATCGCTAACAGTTCGGGTACGTGGTCCAATTTTGATCACGGACTGCAAACAGATCCAACATTGTTTATACACTCAGATACAAGTCCAGATACTAATAATACTCAGTGGATGTCATTACATCACGATAAAACAGATGCCAACATCAACACTGGAACTGGAGATATAAATATAACTCCAGTATCTACTGGTAGTGTTGTATTAGGAGATGGAGGGACAACCCACTTCCTATCTGTAGATTCATCTGGAGTTGTTAGCCTTAATGGTAACGCAAGAGTATGGGTATCAGATGACCTTCCTGTTCAAGCAGTAAAAATACCTGCTGCTAACTATCCAGCTAATGATAATATAGATAACTTTGGTTTCCATAGATATGATGCCGGGACAGAAGAAAGTGTTTACTACACGTGGGTTGTGCCTTTAGATTTCGCAGAAGGAACAGGAAGTCTAAGAGGACACTATGCTTTTGTGGTAGAAAGCCCTCCAGATGGAACAGGTGATCTCAATGTCCGTATGGGATTTGAATATAAAGGAATAACTAAAGGTGATGTGTTTACTTTTGCTACAGACACATCTACTGGTTACATAGATGAAACCATAGAAGACGATGAAACAGCCTTTGAGATGCATATTACAATAGATGGAGTTTGTGATACTACGAATTGGCAACCACATGACAAGATACTATTTAGATTTTATAGAGATGCTACAGCAGATGAAGACACTTATGATGCTGATGTATGGATAAAGAACTATCACTTAGAATATTTGAGTAATAAACTCGGAGAACCATCTTAATGTCTGATATATATGAAAAAGTAACTGGCGGAATTAAAACAACAACAGAGCGAATAGAAGCCACAGATTTACTAGAAGAGCAAAAGACTTCACTACAGGCAGAGATAACAAGACTTCAAGCAAGAATTGCAACAATAAATTTGAAACTAGCAGCCAAAGTAGCCGCCATAGACAACAAATAGAAGAGATATGTGGAATGCAACTTATGAACAACCAAACGTATGCTACAATGACCATATACAATATGATGGTTTAGGCGGCAAACGAGGAAAGCATCGTATGCAAATACTACAACGACTATACGCTACTACAACAACATTACGTGGAATTGTTCTTACTGAACGTGGAAGTGCAGATATTGCAATACCAACACACTTCGAAGTCGGAGATGTGACAATTAAAAAAGATGCTGCTGACTTTACTAACATTGGAACACTACCAACTACTGGTACCGGAGGATTAGTTGAAGCAGAGCTTAGTGCTTTAGAATTAACATGCCAGAGTTTAATACTAAAATTTATAGACCAATCATCTCCAAAACTCTGGGAAGATGAAACAATACTGATAGACACATATGGAAATGTAGATTCACAACATCCATATCTAGATGTAGCAATTTCTAGTAGAGCAGCAAGTGGTATAGTAAATCAAACTACAAATGCACATGTTGTATCAATAGGATCTGTAGTAACATCTGATTTTACTTCATTAAATTCATTTAAAGCTAGAGATACACAACCTCTAGTAAGAAAAAGATAAAAGGATAATACAGATATGACAGTAGGATGGAATCAAACAAAACCAGTAGATGTAAATATAGCAACAAATGAGCTTATAACGCATGCTACTGGTGTAACACTAATAAATAGTGAAGCAATTTTAAGCACATGTGAAAGCGCATGGACAACAGGAACATCTGGTATAACATTAGACACATCAACAGTAAATAAAGTAGGAACATATTCAGCAACATTTGAATTAGATTCATCTGCTTGTACTGGAATAAAAGCACATGTAGCTCCTGCTACTGCCGATACAGATATAACATCACGAACTCATCTTAGTTGTTATGCTAAAGTAACATCTGCATTACCTACTGGAGAACTTAAAGTAGGATTTGATAATACAGCACTAGCAGCAGGAACTCAATACTACGTTGATTTACCAGCAATAGCGACTAAAGAAACATGGTATAAACTACAGTTACCTCTAATTAGTGCTGATTTAACTGCTGCTAATTTAGCAACTCTAGACAGTGTATCTTCATTAGTTCTTTATATGGACCAAGGAACGATAGCAACATCTGCTACATGGACTGGAGTTCTATTCTTAGATGATATACGAATAGAAACAAATTCATTTATAGGTAATGAAGATATAGTTATACCAGAGAGTTCTACTCTTGAAGGTAAAATATTTAAAATACCAGCAGCATGGACTTCACCTGCTCAATTAATATCTTCAAATAAAGCGGCAGTTGTTACTGAGATTACATACTACAATGCATCGTTAGAAGCAATGGATCAATCTAAGCTATCTGTAGACCAGTATCTTGATGACCATCCACGAGCAGCAACTTATGTTCAAGTAGAATTTGATAGCGAAATAGGTTCTAATGAACTTAGAATAGGAATGGTTCAATAGAATGGCAATACTTTCTAACACACTTAACACAACGTTAGTCAATGAATCACCAATAGCAGTATCAGGAACAGTATCTTCTAATGCTACTCTACTGGGAGCAGGATACATATTACCAAATACATTTGTAGCAAGTGGACAAATAACAATAGATGCAGACAATGGTGCTCTATCTACTCACTACGGAGTAACAGGTTTAACTGTACCTAGTCCACTAAAAGAACGATATTCTCTAACAGTAAGAAATGGATTTACATTAGGAAGCATAGATTGCTATGTATACCATGCAGAACTAGGTATTCCTTACGATAACGTATACAGTAGATTAACTTCATTCACAGTAGCAACTTCTGGTGACTCATTTGATCCAAGTGGAACAGGTCACACAGCAGTAACTAAATTAATTGATGGAGCATATCTAGGAAGCGGACTAGCACTTACATTTGTAAATGCTGCTTCTGGCTTATTTGATGAAACAATTGATTATATAGTTAGGGAAATATAACAACATGGCTAAATTTCAAATCAAGTCTATACTAACAACACCTAACACTAACGAAAGAGATGAGATCTTTAACTATTTAGTAACTAAACTACCTATTGCTATGAGTGAACGAGGAGACAGCCTTACACTTAAAAATAATCTTGATGGAACATATACAATAACATGTAGTTTATGTGTAGAAAAGCAATCAGACCAAACTACAATTAATACCTATCTAGTAACTAAGTTAACTAGTGGTAGTGTAAAACAAATACTTTATCGTCATGATGAAAGTTCTCCTTGTGAGATTATTTCTGAAGTAGAAAGGTAAAATCATATGACGACTACTAATATACTTCCAGATAGCTATCCATTAGAAATACCAGAAGACTGTATTCTATATTATGACTTTGCAGACTCAACTCTTGAAACAAATGATAGAATAGTAGATCACAGTATGACTCCACATGGAAATCCAGCCCATGGTGACATTATGGGTATTGGATACAATGGTAGCCTAGATGGGCCTACGTGGAAACCAGAAGCAGGTGGAAGTCTATATTTTGATGGAGTTAATGATTCTGTAGAGATATTTGCTAATACTACAAGTGGAATCGAACACCTCTATGGTGCATCTGGAATGACAATATGTGTGTGGGCTAAAATAGAAAACATTAATGCCGAGTTTAGCCAAACATTCTTTAACCAAGATGAAGCAGGTGGTGTATGGAATGGTACATACTTTACTTTTTCTGGTACTGGAGATGGAGGCACACACCTACTAGGTCTTGCTATACACGGAGGTAATACTTTCTCAACAGAAGCTGTACCAGGAATTGTTAATAATATATGGATGTTCTATGCAACAGCATACAACATTATACCAGAAGGTCCTAGAAAATACTACTATGTAAATGGTGTACAATTAGGAGGTCTAACTGGTGCAGCAATTGGAATACAGATACCAGAGTACCAACCAAGTACAATTTGCCGCTTAGGACATCGTAATGGTGTTAGACTTTTTGGTGGATCAATGGGTCAAATAATGATATTTGATAAGCACATAGGCGCTCATAAAATCAAAGAATTACATAATAAACACGCACATAGATATGGTCTAAAGGAAATATAAGTAATGGCCTTAGCAACATTAGCACAATTTAATACACATATGAATTCATCTACTGAATTTTCAAAATATACTTATAGATAAATTCTAAAGATAGTATAGAAAATATATTATTGCTAGTGGAGAGGATATAAATATATTCTCCTGTGAAGCGGGTCGTATTCAACCCTCTCGTTGAGAAAATTGAA